GTTCGTGGGAGGAGTCCTACTGGAAAATATATGAGCGAGCTCGGTTTGAAGAACCACTCGTTGCCCCGGTTGGGCTACCTGAACCTTTAAAAGTCAGGGTCATCAGTAAAGGACCTCCTATGCTTTACACCTTCCTGAAACCAGTCCAAAAGTGGCTGTGGGGTGTATTGAAGAAGCATGATGTTTTTGCCCTCATTGGTCGCTATGTGTTACCAGAGGATGTGAACCGTGTTCTTGGCGTCTTGAACGAGACGGATGAAGCTGTGTCGGGTGACTATGTTGCCAGTACAAATCGTATACACAGTTGGGTCTCTGAAACTATTAGTGAGAGTATTATGCTCCGACTTGGCGAGAATATCCCAAGTGAGGAACTTAAAAAGTTTCCTCCTGGTTTCATGGAGAACCTGAAGTGCTTTATGTTGAAAGCCTTGACAAAACACATCTTTGAAGATGACGCTGGAATTCGTAAGAACCAGACGGAGGGTCAATTAATGGGATCAATAGTATCCTTCCCTATTTTATGTCTTGCTAACGCTGCACTTTGTCGTTTCTCGCTCGAGGAGGCTACTCTTTCGCATAGTCTGACCAAAGAGGTCTACAGCATCAAGAATGGTAGGAAAAACCCTGCCCCATTGTTAATCAATGGTGATGACTGTTTATTGCGAGGTAGAGTTGGTTACCTTCGTCCCATTTGGGAGGGTATCTGTAAAACTGCCGGACTCGAGTCTTCGATTGGAAAAACGTACTTTTCACGTGATTTCTGTACCATCAATTCTACCATCTTTGTATGGTCCCCACATATTTTACGGTGGGTTGAAGCCAAATATATAAACCTCGGCCTTATGAAAGGTCTTAAGAGGATTGGCGCTGGAGGTAAAAAAGGAATCTCTCCCCAGGTTGGGGTACATCAGCTAGGCACGATTGCCCGTGAACTGAAGAGAACCTGTCCAGAGAATTTATGGAAAGTTGTGAAAGAGCGTTTTATCTATTACAACGCGATTGAACTCAACCGCTACGTCGGGCTCCCCTGGTTTGTTCCAGAGTGGCTTGGTGGGATCGGCCTACCCCTCGATAAGAAAGAGGATGTTGGCCTACGCGACAGATGTGCTGCCACCGCGATCAAATTTAACTTTAATGATCGTGCGTGGACACCGGTCCTACCCAAAGACGCTGCAATGTGGTTGATGCACGAGAGGGTCCTCAAGGACCTCCCTACCAGTGAAACTGCTCCTTTTTTGGAGTGTGTCGACGGAGATTCGTCGCATCTACTGGAGGATAGTTGGTCTACGCTTTATAAAGCTATGACGATCAACCTCTTAATGAAGGATCCGCTCGAATCATTATATGACGAGCTTACTAATGATAGATCCGTCCATTGTGCAATCAGGCGAAATGCCGACATCTGGATTAAAGCCAGGGCTGTAAGTTGTCAGCCTATGTCCGACGAGGACATGATGTACGAGCAAAAACGTTTGTATGTTCCGTGTAAGGTGGTCAATAGTGGAGACCACCCCTTCCAGCTCTTCTGCTTTAAAGAGGATTGGGATGAATCGGCCTAAGAAAGGTCTGGGATTCAAAACCTGGCGAGGAACGTATGGGAGAAGGAACTCCCAAGATGTCTCTAAAACATCCACAGTAAGGAAGATGCCCCTGTTTTCACACCTGCGCTCCGATTATGTCGGCGGGTCATTTGAAATGACAATGGTGCGGTGGCTTCCTGTGGTTGATGAACGGAATGAATTTATACCTTAAGTGGTTATCACAACTGTCCCTAACGGGTCCAAGGTTTCGAACCTTGCAGTAGAGTGATCTTCGTTCAGATGCTAATCTGTCCTACAAAAGAGAATCAAAAAAAA